CCCAGTAAACTTTTACAATGCCCTGCTTTTTAATCAGAGCGTCATGGAATGCATCGTTTAGAACGCGGAAGCCGTCATTCTGATTAAACACATAGTGCATATAGTCTGTCGCCTGCTCGGCAAACGCCACATCCTCTGGGCCTTTGGGGATGTATTCAACAGGCCGAGCAGTTGACATGAATACGCGCATCAAGCTGGGCTTGACCGCGCGTACTGTATCGCGAACCTTTGTTGCTACGACGCTAGACCGTCCGTCTTCGTAGCCAATATCAACCTCACCGTCAAAGTAGCGCTGGGCCTTGATGCGGTCATGTGTGATCTCGCTTTCTACAAAATCAACAGCCTGCGCAATCGCGTCCTGAATAATCCCTTCAACTTCTGTGAAACTTTTTGCTTTAGGTTCCATTATGTTCGCCTTTATTCAAAAACTTGTTGCGCGGATCGTGCTGCTGTCGGCGCTGTGCCGCCATATAGTGTTAGTGCGACTTGCTGAGCTAGGAACTGGTTTTGCGCATCAGTAAGCGGTTGACCTTCCATTGCCGAACCAATCAAGCGCAGTGCTTCTTGAGCAGACCGACCTTTGCGCTCAGTAAGCGCTCTGGATATTTCTTCAAAGATACGCTGTTTTTGCGCCTCTGTGAACTCATCTGTTTGACCAGATACTGCCTGAATTAATCTTTGTGACGTTAGCAATGGCTCACCGCGCATTGCGCTACCCACAACGCCAGGCTGCGTGACCTGCTCAACAGTTTCGCGGATCGCTTGTCGTTGCGCTGTTTTTGAGTTGACTGCCAAGGCTGCGCGAACAGACGCAGACTGCGCTGCCTCATCAATCTGCTTGAGCAGTGCGTCAGCTTCAGCACCTAACATTGACTTAATCTTTTTACGCGCATTTTCTGAGCTAAGGTCTGTGACTACCTTAATCACTTGACGCGCATCAAGAGCTTCGGCTGTTGGATCAGACGCAATCGCACGAACATCTCCAATCGCCTTTTCTACATATCGGCGCAAACCTTGTTTTGCTGCATCAATCTGTGCGGCAGATGCATCTGGCCCAAACGCTTTCATCACATCCTCAAGTTCTGTCTGTGGCTTCAGCAGGTCAGCCCCAAGTTGGAATGCACGCTCTTCTGCGATCTTGTCACCGCCGAGTTTGACTGCATCGCCGTAAACAGGAACGGCACCAGACACTGCATCACGCAGCTCGCCTGCCAACCTGTTGTATCGAGTGCCTTTTCCAGTTAGTCGTCCAAACTGGTCAACATTTTGATACGCAATAGTTTGTAATGCCTTCTTTAGCTCGTCTAACTGCATGACGTTTGGTAGCTCTGAGAATGTAACTTTGCCATCATCACCGATGGATGCTTTGATGTGCTGGTTGCGAGGAATGTTGTTCATCAACATTTCCTCGTTTGCCTCTCTAATAGCCTGTGCCATCAGATCGTCAGGCGTCTTGTCTAGCACGCTAAAGATTGCTGTACCTTCTGGCCCGCCATAGTTGATTGGTGTGCTGAACGCTTCTGTATACAGCTCGTCTCTTTGCGGAGCTGTACGAGCTGCAATGGCTTCAACAGCAGTGCGTGGCCCAACAGGAGCCTCACCTAATGTAGCATCTAATGTTGCATCTAAGGCTTGGCCTGTACGAGCCATGCGCTCGTCTACCGCAGTTCTTGCTATCGTGCTTGCCTGACCGCCGCCTGCTGCCGCTGCGTCAAGCAATGCTTGTGCTGCTTGGCCTGCATCGGCAAGCATGCCCTCTTTGCCAGCCTTATCAATAGCCGACATTGCAGCGTCCATGTCGCCACCCATCTGAAAAGTGTTTTTAATAACTTTTGCAGCGTTGCGCGAAATGTTCAGTGTTGACGCAATAATTGCTAGATCAGAACGCTTAATGACATCAGCTAGGTTTTGCGCACCTTTTGCAACGAATGGCATTGCAGCGCCTAATGCGCCACCTGCGCCTGTACCAAATGCTGCGCCTTGGCCTGCTGCTGCTCTGCGTTCTTCTGGCGTTGTTCCTTCGCCATATCCGAATACACCGCCCTCTGCTGCGCCAAGAGCTGCGCCAGTGCCTAATCCGCGCAAGGCTGCTGGAGCTGTGCGCATTGCTGTGGAGCCAACTAAACCGCTTGTAACTGCGCCTGGCAGCGCAGCAACTGCGCCTGCCGCGCCTGTTACGCCGCCTGCTAAGTTTAGAGCTGCCGTTTGGCCTGGGCGCTCGGCTTCCATTGCTGATTGTAATGCACGAGTGCCTGTTGCGGCTTTTGGCCCTAATACTGCGCCAAGAGCTTCGTCAACATACGATCCGACAAATGGAACGCCTTTGACGAATTGGGCAGCGCGTGCTGCAACTGGATATTGCTCAAGAATGTCCTCACGCTGGGCTGATTGAACTGCCGCACCTGCTTGAGTGCCTTCAAGAATTTTGTTGATGATCTCAGGATCAGTACCAGAATATGACGGTGAAACGACATAACGCTGACCGTTAGGCCGCTCAAACACACGAACATCGCCAGCTTGCTTGGCAATAATTCGTGGCATTGTTTTGTAGCCCTTTCTAGCCTTCTCAATAGCTTCAGCTTCTGACGAGGCTCTAACTTCGACCTCGTATCCGTCTGGCGTCATAATCTGATATTTATCCATTATTGAGTACCTACTTTGCCAGTTACAGAAAAGCCGCCACCTTGACCGCCAGCCGCTCCATTGCCGCCAACCATTTCTGCACCTGGGCCAGATGCAACTTTAAGCCCCATAATGGCTGCTTGACGGTTTTGGCGCTTTTGAGCGATAACTTCTGGGGTATCGCCAGGCTGAGGAAAGTATTGCTTTTCTGCGCTAGCAAACTCGCTCTCACCAATAACTGCGCCACTCTCTTGACGCAAGATTGCGTTGATAAAGTCACGCTTAGCTTGGTCATATTGTTGACCTTCAGGCGTTCTAAGGAAGTTGCCAAACGGAACAGACCCAGCAATGTAATTGCGCAACAAAGTCCCTTGGCTTTCCAAGTTGTTAAGAATGATCTGAGATTGCGAAGCTCGGCCAAAGAAGCCTGTCGCCTTTTCTTGACCTTGCGTCAAGTCGCGTCGAATATCTTCTTTTTGCGTTGGATAAAAACGACCCTCGCTGTCAAACTGTCCTGCAATTGCACCATATTTGGCTGCCTCTTCTGGCGTAGCAACTCGGAACTGTTCCTGCGATTGCCCCTTTGTCCGCTGCGCCAAAACAGCGCTCATCACATTGGCAGCCGATTTAGGATTGGCCTCTACAGCCGCCGCAATCTCTGGGTAGCCATTCTTTTTTAGCCACTCGATTGTTTTGTTTGTACGAGCTGATTGCACGCGCTGTGCGCCGCGTTGTTGGATCGCACCACCTGCACGCATCTGAGGCATGATTAGCGGATCAAGAGCTGCTGCAAACTGCTCAAAACGAGACAGCCCAGTTTCTGGGTTGCGCTCTGATGCAAAGTCTAGCAGCCCTCTCAGCTTGCCCATCGCGCCTTGTGGCTGCGCTTGGTTTGCTGCCGCTGCTGCCTGCTGCGCTGCTGTGTTCGTTCCATCCATGCTTTTATCTCCTTGCTGTCCAGCAAACTCCAACAGCCCTTTTAATCGTGGCCCACGAAACTGCGCAATACCGTATGCACCCATCCCACCGCCAGCAGGGTTGTATGCATTCGGGTCTAAATGCGCATAACTTTCTGTCATCAGATTTCCGACAATGCCTGCGGCTTGCTCAGGAGTAAAACCTTGACCTGTGAAATAATTGTAAGCCCTTATGACATTCTGCGGCAAATCTGGCACTTCTTGACCCATGCCCTTAAACACCTCAAGCGCATACTGCTTACGACGATCTAAGCCATGACCACCAGCGCGTTCATACTTTTGTTCAAACAGCTCAGCATAGTCTTGCGGTGTGATCGCACCAGCAGACTTGAAAGCATCCATTGTTTTGCTTTCAGGCCCACGCAGCTCTTGCATCATATACTCAAGCTGCGTTTGGAAAGGTATGTTGTAATTCACCGCCATGATTTGCCTTACTTATACCCAATCGCCTTACGTTTTGCGTCCATGAAAGGACGTATGATGTATTTCAATGCAGGTACTTTACGAACAACTTTTGCAAACTTAGCGCCGTATTTGTCGTATGCATTAAAGAACCAATCAGGCGAATGACCTACAAGCCAATCGCGGAACTCCATCCAACGAGGATCGTCTTCGCCGTAAACTTCACGAGCGACCCAGCACAGCTTTGGAAGCATTGCGATTGTTTGCAAGTAGCTCAATATTCCTGGCTGCGTTGATGTTGTTTGAGTTTGCGGTGTTGGTGCCTGACCTAAAGCAGCAAGCGGTGCTGCCAAGGATGCCGCTGGCGCACCTGTGTAACCTGCGTACTGCTGCCGCGCTGCGTCGATCAATGTCTGCTGCAATGCCTGCTGCATCAAGCCTTGACGCTCTTGCGCTGCAGTAATTGCCTGACCTGTTTGGAATGCTTGCTGACCTAGACCGCCAAGCTGACTTGCCGCTGCTGCGCGTGCTGCGCGATCTCGCATTGCTGCGTCCATTGCCTGCGTGTAACCTGTTTGACGCTGTTGCGCTGCAATATCACCTGCCATGCGTCCGTATTCGCCTGCAAGCACACCTTCTGCCACACCTTGGCGTGACCCGCCGAATGCACGCGCTCTTGTTGCTTGTGCGCCTAGCGTGTTCATAGCCATCTGACGTTGGCGCTCAATGTCTTGCTGAGTGCGATCAATGACCTCTTGTTGATAAGGGTTCATGTAAGCGCCGACTTGAAGCGGGGCATTCATCGCTTGTTGCGTCCCGCCGATTGCGCCCTGCAAGGCTCCTGCCGCCGCTTGGTTTACGTTAAACGGCTGCGGCTGCGCTGCTACTGGCTGCGGCGCAGGCTGGTACGTTGCCGTTGGCTGCGGTGTTTGCAGCGTTCCTGTCTGCGCCGCTACTGTTGGTGCTGGTGCTGCTGCGCCCATGTTACGCTTCCTTCTTGATCAATCCGACTGCAAAGAATTGTGCAGTACGGAGCGTGAAACTGACAGCGCCTTTCAATGTGCGCTTCTTACCATTTGCAAAGGCAATGTAATCGCGGAACTCTTGGTAATGTTCGTGCGCCTTGCCTTGCTCGATTTTCTTTCGACCTAGGTGGCGATAGCCTCTGCGGATCGCTTCGCCCCACCACTTGTCATGCAGTACGTTCATACACCAAACGACAGCCTCGCGTTTCATGCTTGGCGTGAATGCGCCTGAGTTGACTGCGTGTGTTGCGACTACGCAGACACCGCCACCGCCACCACCGCCGCCACCGCCGCCATCGTCGTTGCCGCCACCTGATGAGGCGGGAGCAGGAGCCTTGCTCTGATTGTAGAGCTTACCATCTACTTCTACCACTGGATCATCTGCTTTGTTAAGGACTGTACCAGTAGCGATTGTTGTGCCTGTTGGGATGACTGTTGCGCCAGAGCTAGTTGTTGGGACAAAGTTGTCATTATCATTGCTCGTGTTGACCACTGGTGCTGTGAACGCAGAAACATCATCCGCGGCAAGGACAGTAGACGCAAAGTCTTGCTGCTGCTGTGTTGGCAGCTGAACCCCAAACGGATCGTCGTCTGCCGCAGCAACACCTGCCTCAAATGTAGGTACAAAACTTGTGTCAGATGGCGCAGGGGCAGGCTCTGGTGCTGGAGCGGGTGCTGGAGCGCCGACACCCTCCGCATTTTCAGCGTAGCCCTCATAACCGCCAGAAGTTAGCTGCTCATCTGACCAGCCATATGTATCTTTAAGGATCGCAGCAACCGCTGCGTTTTTCTTAGATGAGCCGTCATAAGTAACTGGTGGTGGGGTTAAATCATCCCCCATCTGCGAGAAGGTTTCAGTTTTTGCCGCAAGATCAGCGTTTGTCGGCGTTGCAGACGTATCAGTAAACCAGCTACTGATGTCGTATGTGCCATCATCTTGCAGCTCTGAGCCAGCCATCTCTGCAAAGTTTTCGCCCTGCGCTTGAACCGCACCTTCAAAATCAACATTTTGATAAATGTTATCAGCAACCTCGCCAACAAGCCCAGGAACGCCCAGTAAATCAGTGCTTAGCTCACCTGTTACCAGAGAACCGCCATAACTACCAGCGCCGCTTGGGCTATCAAAGGATGGCTCACCCCCTGTTAGCGTTGTGAGTGCATCTCCAATCGTAGCATTCGCATTGCCTAACTGGTTCATGTAAATCGCGTCTTGCGCAAGTTGCGCGTCTGGATTGTTGTTGATTGCGTTAATCTGAGATTGCGTCAAAACATCAGTTGCAGGGTTATATGTCGGATCACCAATCGTTTCCTGAATGGTATTGACGTAAGTATTATATTCAGGTGCAGACAAAGCAGAACCTTGCATATTCATCTCAGCAACCGCTAAATCACGCTGACGATCTGCCTCGCGTATGTCCGCAACAGTGCCAAGCTGCGAATAGTCAATAGGCGCTGCAACATTTGAGCCTACCTGACCAGTGAATGGGTCAATAAACAGGCTATCCATTAAATTAACCTGCGCTGGGCGTTTTGCTGCAAGATCAGCCTGCGCTTGCTCAAACAGCGGAGCAGATGAATAACCACGGACACCACCTGCAAAATCTTGCGGCGCAGGCATCCCTGCCATTACTCCTGCCTCAGGCGCTGCCAAACCAAACGCACCAGCTTGCCCTGCTACGTTTTGAAATGCAGCTTCTTGTGTTGGCGTAAATGCTGCAACGTCTGGGCCATAATAAGGCACATAGCCAATTTGGCTAATCGTATCAGCGCGTGCTAGATTTCGTTTTGCTGCCTCTTCGATGTACTCAGGGACTTGAACGCTTGTTGATGTTGAGCCGCCTTTAGACATTCTCAAACTCCTTAATGTATGACGAATGCACCGCTTCCCATCCGTGTGCCGCCAGTGGTTTCTTCCAGCCAAAGCGGCCTGTCATTGCTAAAGCCTCGCAACCTTGCGACTTAGCCCATGTTATCACATCTTGGTGCATATCCATAATCTGCTCTAATTCACCACCACCTAGAAACACATTTAGCACCTTTTTTCTAGGATATACCACAATTTCTGTAACTATGCACCCCTTCGGCGCAGGCCACAACTGCATCTTACCTAACGCAAGCCCCTCAGCTACGTCCTCAAAGTTATGCGTGCCGCCTGAATACTCTAGTGCAGCCTCTATCCAAGGGCGACATCTTGCAAGTTCATCTATCTGAGTATGCGCATTCATCCGTGCAACCTCGTTATCGCAATAGTAGACGCAGGCGCAGCAGGCGCAAATGCAGTTGCCGTTGTGGCATCTAAAAAGCCTGATGTATTGTCTACTGCCCACATAGCTTCTAGGTAATCACCAGCGCTAACATCAAATATAGCTGACCGCGAAACAACCAAGACTGAATTGTTTTGATGCAAGGCGTTTTTCATAGTCGATCCTGCAACGTCTGTACCGTTAATGCGAGGCCAGAACCAAAAGTTTACTGTGCTGCTAGACGTAGACGCAATCTGCGCAGAAAAGCTCACCATATACTGACCAGCTTCAGCAAAAACCAATCGAGAACTTGGCGTTCCGTTTGTAACGCCCTCAGCAATGCTAGAAGTGTACGTTAAAGCGTACGCTGTGTTTATTGCCGCAGCAGTCTGGTCTGTCGTGATTGCACCAGCGTACTGACCATCCTCCAGAACAACCTGCACCCATGCGCCATTCTTACTGACAACTGGATACAAGTTTTCACGATCCCACATCATAATGCCATCTTCAGCAGCAGTCTCATCTCCTGTCTGCTGCACAAGCGCGGATCGTGTTTGACCTAAAAACAGCATGAGGCGGCGACCCCATGCTTGCCAATCATTGCCTTTCGGCTCTGGTGCGCGTTGCTGCTGCGTCATCTGCGACCCCCAGCAATCGCATCAAGCCTGTTATTGCCCACACGCCAATCTGTATATCTTGCGCCCTCTACGCGCATTCTAAACTGACGACCAGTAAACCGCATGCTTGTTGGGTTACTCATAGAAAATGGCCCATAGTCTCGCTCAGTGCCATTTGGATAAAACCGCGTTTTAAATGTAGCGTTTACATCACCTTGCGTTTTCTCATCAGGGATCATCTCAACAATGCTTGTCACCTGATCGCCTGACGCAATGTAGATTGGCCCAGTTTCAGCGTATGGCGTTAGATCGTCATAATCCAAGCCAACTTCATGCTCGTACACTTTAAAGTCAGCAGCATCCATCATCAAAGGCTGACGGAATACGCCACGGTCAATGCCAGCAGTACGATCAAGCTCACCAATGTACCATGTGTTTTCCACATAGTTATAAACAACGTAACGATCATTTTCGATGGACGAACCGCTTGGGTAGAACCACCAAACCTCGCCAAACATAGAGTTTGACATGGCAAAGACTTTGCTGATCTGCGGTCTATTGATGTCGTTAAACACATAGTCAGAAACCTCGCATGGCATTTCCTGCACAGCGCCGCCTGTGTACATGTAGAACGAATTAACGCCCATCCACATAGCACCTTGATCCACAACAACGCAGGCTTGCGCTGCTGCTAGGCCGCAGGATGTACCAACGCGCTCAATGCCATACACATAAGGTGGGCCAATGTAGTTTGCCACATGCGCGTCACGGCTGGTCAACAGCAAGGTTTGACCTTTAACCGTATGCCCTGCCATAAGTTCGCCAGAAGTTTGCAACTCCAAATCACCAGCCTCGTTTGTGGCTGCTGGTGCCCAAGTGTTGTTATCCTCACGGTCTGACCACTGCACCTTGCGAGGATTACCGCCTGCACCCAGCGCAAACAAGAAGCGCTCTTCTGTTACGACAATGCCCTTATTGCTTGTCGGAGCGTTTGACAGAACTGCTGCGGCTGTTGCGCCATCTAGCTGCCATTCGTAAATCTTGCCATCATCTGAATTGCAGGCCAGCAAGTATTCGCCCCAAGGCTGCAAGTGCCAAGATGTGGCTGGATCAATGTTGATCGTGTCAGGCCGCGCAACTCCATAAGCGTATGACCCATAAAACCCATAGCCGTACCCAGTAAACGCATCTGCATCAATCCGCCCTGCCGTAAGCCCTGCGGGAGTAATATCGTATTGAACACCTGCTTCAGTCCAAGCGTACAACTTATTGTACGTTCCTGATGCGATGTAGCGATTGCTTGAGTTGTCAATCCAAGTCAGCATGCCGCGTAGCTGAGCATTTCCTGCGTTGCTTGAACGAGTACGCCATCCGCCAATTGGGCGCATAATACCGTCATGCCAGCGCACTAGGTTTGCATCACGCCAGCGCCCCCTGCTTTGTAGGTCAGTTCCATTTCGATAAACCCCAGCAGGGATGTTTAGATCAATGAGAGACATTGGCGTACCTTTAACATCGCGTTGGTTGCAATATAACACATTGCTGCAAATATGCAAAAGCCCAGCGTTTTGCTGGGCTAGTGCTTAGATATGAGCGCGGTTTACTCAGCCGCGACCTCTTCAGGTTGCTCTGCCAGCGAGGCTTTTAGCATGTTTACAAACGCATCTTTGCCTACTGACATTTGCGTTACGCTAAACTGAGCAGAGCCAATCTTACGATCTAAGTCAGCAATGTGGCGCACCATAGCTTGCTGCTCGTCTGTCATATCTTCTAGCGTGTATTCTACATCATCAATCGTGATTGGCGTTGCTTGTTTATCTGCCATCTTGATTTTCCTTTAAGTTATTCAGCCGCCCACGGTACTCCCGCTGCGCTGGTTGGGTTTTGCTCTGCGGCAATCTTATCCGCAATAGCTTGCTCTACTGCATCCGCATCCAGTTGAGCCTTAGCCCACTCGATTGCGTTTGCCTCTGTGACGCTATCGTATGCAATAAATCCTGCATCTGATGCATCGTATTCGTGTGACGTAGTGCCATAGCTGGACGCAGAGTGATCTCCGTCTACGCCGTCGCAACGCCAGTGAATAACGGTTATTCCGCCGTCTGCTGTGTTACGTTCAGTGTTTGCTACTGACCATGTATAAGTTACAGCCATTGTATTACTCCTGTGCTGCTAAGTGTGCGGCGTAAGCATCCTTAACCGCTTGGGTGAATACGGTTGTGCAGATCGCAGATACATCTGCATCCTCTGCTGTCAGGTCAGCGTCAGGCATAACCACATGGCGGTGATATGACTTGCTTAACTCTGCGCCATCTTCTGACACGATTGTTGCGGTTCTGACTTGAACGCAAGACCAGTCGCCTTGGTTCAGCACCTCAATCTTGTCGTTCTTTACTGTTTTTGTTAGTGCCATCTATGTTTTCTCCTTTGATGGTTGGACTGACTACCCTGTGATCCAACAGGGGTGGTTATGCGGTGGTGTAGCTTCCACCCATGATTACTCTGAAGCCGCCTGTGCTAAAGTCTGATAAAGGTATATCTGATGATGCATCTTCGGAAAAATAAGCTATTGCTCCAATTACTTCTAATTGAAAACCGTTGCTATAAGTTATACCATTTGTACTTCTTCCCGAAATTACGCCTCTTGCATCACCTGATTGGCTAAATGGCAAACCTCCTAGAGTGCCGTTACCTGTCCCACCAGTATAAGAACTTATAGTCATGTCTATAAAAATAGTAACTAATGAACCAACCTTTCTATAAGACGCATATCTTGTTCCATATGTAACTGTTGGGTCAGTTCCTGTTGAAGTAAATGTAGGCGTCCAAGTCCCCTCCTCATAGTCATCCAGCTTATTAGCCGACCCAGTGCCGCCAAGGTATACACCGCCAGACAGGTAGAGGTCTTTGAAGCGTCTTGTGCTATCTCCTAAATCAATAGCCGCATCTCGTGCTGTCCCGCTTCCGTTACAAGGTCTAATCTGATCTGCAACGCCATTGTATTGCAGTCCTGTGTCAACAGAAGCAACAAATAGATTACCACCATTAGACCCAATACTCCCCACCGTGGTGCCTTGCTTGCGTATCTCAATGACATTGCCATCAGCTACAGATGTTTTGTTAAAATACGCTACAGAAAAGCTATCCCGTGAAACCTCAAGCCCACCACTTGCGCCTATAACAGTGCCGCTACCAGAAGTATTAGCTGCTTGACTTGCATCCGTAGTCCCCACCAGCAAGTTACCGCTGCTGTCGATGCGCATTTTCTCAACGTCATTTATCCCAAAATGCACAGTGCTACCTGTCATTGCTATAGGCTTGTACGCACTACCTGCACGATAATATCCACGAAGAGTTGGGCCAGAAGCAAAACCTGATGTAGTGTCTATTTCTAAACCAAGAGATGTTGATGCGTTTTGCACACTTGCTTGTGTGGCTGGCGAACTCGTCCCAATCCCAACATTACCGCTGCTGTCGATGCGAACCCTCTCACCCCAGTTTGAACCATCATAAGTCCAAAAAGCAAACTGAGATGCCGCAGAGTTTGTGGCTGAAATTAAATTAGCTATGCCAGCAGTCGATGCGTTTGATGCAATTCTAAGACCACTGTTGTTTGTTTGCCCATCTACAATATTAGCAATATTATAGCCCCAAACAGGATTTGAGCCGTTATTAACACGGCTATCAATACCAAACGAAGGACTTGTCGTCCCAATCCCCAAGCTCTCCGCACTCGCATCCCAGAAGAACTTTGCAGTGGTGCCTGTGTCCTCGTAGAAGCTGATGTCGCCGTTGGCACCAGCAATTTCTGCCCTTTTAACATTATTGCCTGTATAGAACTCTATAGGCTGGCTTGCCCCGACACCGCCCTGTCCTTTAATTTGCAAGGGTTGAGATGCATTGTTTATCAAAATACCCGCAGTAGATGTTTGACTTAAAGTTACACCATTAGTTGTTCCTGATGCATTAAGTGTAATTTCAGCCGTTGTGCCATTGACTGTAATTGTATCATCAGCCGTGACAGTCCCATTGATGTCTACACCTGTGCTGGTGGTGGCGAGTTTTTCGGAATTACTGTAGTACAACTTGGCCCAACCAGTTGGACCATTAAACGCCGCATAAGTTTGAGTGCCAGCACTGTTTGTTAAAAAGATATGGTTTTCGCCACCGATATATAAATTACCAGCTCCTGCCTCAGTAACATAACTATTAGACCCATCATGGTAAATCTGTAGGTCAGACCCTGCGCCGAAGATGGCTTTGTCGTTGTCGCCGAAGGTAATGTCTGCGGATGTGCTTGCGCCTGCTAAGGTTGTTGTGCCTGTAGCGGTCAAATTGGTAAACGTACCAGCGCCAGCAGTCGTGCCGCCAATCG